CAGCGTCACCTTCTCCATCTTCTTGTTGTCAGTCGTGATTCGTTCAGTAGTCGTCTCCAGCTTACGGCGCCCAAGCATTGTGCGGAGAGTATCGAGTGCCTTTTCCTCCATTGTATTGCCTGCTCTCTTACAAACTATGACATTCGTTTTTTTCGGGAGCTTGAACAATGAAGCAGTGGGTCTGGTTCGCACTCGGTCTTGTCGTTGTTGCCTTTGTTCTGAAGTTAGTTCCTGGACTTGAAAAGTTTTACGGCGGTCCGCCGGAAGGTAAGATGATTGACATGAGTCAACAGAAGCGTGCTATGGCTCTTGAGGATTCCTCGTACTCCCAGCGGACCAATCACTTCGTTCAAGATAACGGAGTTGGAGAGGCCCCCGGAATGGACACTCCGTGGCAGGTGAATCAGTTTAAGAGCCGTATGTGAGAAGACCTAATGGGATCAAAAGCAAAAATCCCTAGGGCTCTTCGCGAACAAGTGTGGCTAGTCCGCGTAGGGCCCAAGTTCCAAAGCAAGTGCAAGGTCTCGTGGTGTACGAATACCATGAACGTGTTTGATTTTCAATCGGGTCATAATATTCCTGAATCTAAAGGTGGTAAGACAGATGTTGACAACTTAATCCCCATTTGTTCTCGCTGTAACTTATCAATGGGTAGCCAATACACAATCAGCGAATGGACAAAAAAGTTTGCTCCTCCGAAACTGACCTTCTGGCGGTGGCTCAAAGGTCTATGGTCACGGACTTAGAAGGCAACGGCTCCGGCTTGGTTCTCTCACGGCGGTGACGCTCGACATCGTCCCAGAATGCGCGAAGATCGGGCAGGTGATCCGACAGCCACTTGGGATCTTTCGGCACAAAGTCCTTCTTGATATCCGCCAAGACCCAATAGATATACTGATACTCCTCCGTCAGTCCCGACTGCCACTGGTGGAGGTCAACGCCATCCGGTTTGTAGTCCACCTTCCCCTCGGAGTTCACAGCAAAGACACCCTTCGTCTCCTTGCTTTGATCCCATGCTGTAAAGTTTACCTGCTTGAATCGGAACTCCACATACTCACACTCGTCAATTCCTGTACACTCCATTTGCATCTGCATCTGGTGAATATAGTACGACGGAATTTCATCCTTGCGCGCACGACTCATAGGACACTTGAACTCCACCAGACGACCATACCGCATAGGGTCTGCGTCCGCATAACGAGGCACGATGAGGCCGTCCGGAGAGGCACCCAGGAACTTATGAACGGGGTGCTGACAGCAGCCCACGTCGATAATGTCACACCCAGTGGAATCCTCGTAGATCTTCTTTGCAACAGGCTCAAATCGAGTTCCCCAAATTAACGCGGGGATCGAATTGAAGGGATTGCTGTCGCTCTTGGTTGGTGGTTCCAGCTTCTTCTCGAGGAGCTCCAGACGAGAGGCCGGCGTTGTCCACACCTTGGACACCTCCGACGCGGTGATCATAGTTCCTCGTTGAGTGTGCCAGGCATCTGTGCGCTGATCCTGTTTGCCATACAGCCTGACCGTCCGCTCAAAGGCCCGATCGCGAATCCACAGACGACCCGGCGCCCCGGTCATCAACGTCTGTGTCACTCGCATCACCTCCCTCTTCAGGTGGCGATACGACAGCTCCGGCGCAAGGGATTTGCACAGTAAAGTGAAATGGCGTAGGCGCGCGTTCAAATGCGTGTAAGGTCGGTCCTCCAGTAGATAGGATGCCAGTGCGTCCTCCATTAGGGTTCTCACTCTTGCTCTCCGAAAGTTCATTTTGACGCTCCTTCAGGCGTGTCTCGAAGTCTCCCGCACCCATCACGCCAAGTTCGGACGTGCGGCTGAACATCTCCGTATACATCTTCTTGAACTCCACATCCATGTCATCGAGGGCTCCCAGCGGGACACCCTTATCCTCCATGATCGGCATGACATCCCCCTCCTCGAACACAGGGTCGGGTTGCTGGGGTTGGTCCCGAAGCATCTCCAGAAATGTGGGGTAGACCTTGTCACCCTCGATCATCATGAATGTACCGGGCGTAGTGGCCTCCATGATCCCACCTTCCTCACGCACTCTGTCAAGAACTTCGCCGGTGCACACAGAGGTACCAACTGCAAGAGGCTCCATTTACCTTTACTTTACCGACCCACTTTAAGCGAGAATACCGCAGTCAAGATAAATGGAGGTCATTCAGAATCGCGATCACTGGGTTCTTCACCGTCTGGAGGGATTCTATTCCAACCCCGAGCATTTCAACAAGGTCCGCACAATCCTCTCTGGAGAGTCTAAGGTCAGCCTCCGTCTTTTGGACTGGCTTGTGACCAACTATGCAAAGAAGCACAATGTGTCCTATCTTGTTGGCAGCCGCCATGTTATTGTGTACCTTGCCTACAAGTCTCACCTAAAGGCGTATAGCAAAAAGATGTTCGATCCCTTCTGCCGTTGGAAGCGCATTCAGTTCATGGGCCTGGACACCACTGTGGGACAGCTGAACTTCTTTGAGTGGGCAATCCAGGATGATGTGCTCAAGTATCTCGAGGAGAACTATGATGCGATCCATGCAGATATGGATGCCTGTTCCACAACCATCCAGCCCAAGACATCCGAGGACGGTAGCCGGCGCAAGCGTCACGAACTCAGTCGTTCCGCAACCAAGGCGGTGCGTCACCACGACGTGAAGGTTGTTGTGTCGTTTGAGTAATGCAGTCGGTTCTTGACCCACGTGTTCTGTATACAGATCTTTCCCGTGACGTTGTCGAACACGATGTGGATGTCGTCTCTGATTTGTGGTCAATGAATGGTCGTGATGTCTACCGGGGTTCCCGCGACAGACAGTACTCTCATGCAAATGTGTATTGGTTATATACGGAAGAACTCGAACGAACGGGTCTAGTGGAACACTCCTTAGACGATCATGCTGACTTCCGGATCTTGTGGTTCTACTAAACACCCTTTGCAACCCTCCTGCAGGAAGAGGGATGGACAAACGACCGAAGTCTCTGGTCGGTTCTGCCTCGCACAACCGTTGAGCGATTTTTAGGAGAGGACTGGACAAGTCCCTCATCTATCTTAGAAGCATGTCTGCATGGACCCAGCCGTATCCTGACTGTCGAGTCTGTTCTTCGGTCGCCTACTGTATACAGTTGCGACGACTGTGGTCAGAAGTCACTACAAAAAATGAACTGCGCAACATCCCGGTCTTTGCTGAACAATCCTGATAAAACAAAAATTTTGTTTATAGACGATGACCTGTACGTCTGTAAGCCTCCTAGAGGCTCACGTATTTGGGATCTACTCGGCTTTAGATCGCCGAAGGCTGAGCCGTCCGACGACGAGCCTGCTTTGCAGGTGTCTGAGGCACCGGAACCGGAGCCGCACTCGGCGCCTCCCGAGTCTCCTCCTCCTCTCCCTGCTCCTCATCCTCCGTCGCCACCGGAATCTCCGCAGTCGCCGTCGCCACCGGCTCATCCGCACTCTCCTCCGCATCAAACATCTGAGCAGCCGTCACACGAGCCTGAGCCGAAACCTGAGCGTACGAGATACGCCACGTCACGCCGAACCCCTGCCCCGACACGTAGATACTCGGGCTGACGATGAAGCGAGCCTCCATGCGCTTCGGGAACGCAGTCTCCAGGTTCTCCGGAGTCAGAGCAATCGGGCGGTTCGCCATATCCACCGCATCCATGCTGACCGTCAGCTGGCCGCGATCGTTCGGGTACACCGGAACCTTCATGCGGAAGCTCGGCGGATACTTGCCATTCGGAACCCACTCAGCACCCTGCTTCTCCACGCTGGGAGACACCAGAGACTTCATGCTGTCACGGAGGACATCCTCCTTGCGAGCACGACCAAACCACGACGTACTGCGCTCCACAGCGGTCTTGATCACCTTCTCCTCAAGATCCTTGAGGAAGTTGTACATCTGACCGACCTCACCCGCATCCGTCGGGGCACGCTCCTTCGCGTAGGAGTCGCACCCGCGCAGGCTAGCGAGCATAGTGTAGTTGATGCCATTCTCAGTCTCCTTGATTGAGACGCCCATAGGGTACTGGAGCTTAGGAACACGCATCTGGAAATTCTGCCCATTGTACTTGATCGGGACACTCTTGGACCCGTTGTTCTTGCTGACGCGGATGTCGCCGAAGCTGACCTTGGAGATGTCGAGGTTGGATGCATTGATGGTGGCGTTGACGGACATTTTGATCTGGTTGTGTGGTCTTACTACTCAGGCTATCTGTAGATCCATTTTGTCTGTACGTTTATGGGTTTACAATTATTAAGACCCTGTTTGGTAATGCGAACCCTACTCTACGCCTGTGTGTTTCGTAGCAGGGAATATATCACGCTGTTCAAATACCTTGCCGAGTCAATCGCGCAGTACGGAGAGGTGTCTGATACCACCGACTTCATCATTCTAACTCAGCCCGATTTTGAGGAAGACATTCTTCGTGTGGCATCGTGCATGAAGAATGTTACGACCCGTCTCTGTGAGGTCGATAGCGTTTTTGAAAGCAGCCGTATGAAGCTTAAGATTTTTGACCACGATCTCTCTGAATATTCAAAGATCTTATATCTTGACACAGACGTTCTGGTTGATGGTCCTTTGTCAAAGTTCTTTGCGATCGACCTTGATCCTAGCAAGCTGTATGCATTGGAAGAAGGAGTTGTCTCTCATGAGTTCTGGGGAGGAGAAACACCCTTGTTTGATCTTACGCAGATCGATGGAAACACAACTGCATTTTCTGCGGGGGTTCTCTTATTCTGCAACAGCCCCGAGATCAAGCAGCTCTTTGCAGAAATGAACACTAGGATTAATCTTGATATCTACGAGAAGAACGTGCCCATGTCCGGATGCCTTGAGCAGCCGTACGTAAACTATTGTGCGATCACTACGGGTCGGTATAACAATCAAGCCTTAAAGACACTTGTCAAGAACAATCCGCTTCAGATATCTTCGGGTATCTCCGTGTATCATTTTCCTGGAGGTCCTGGGTGGTATTGGAGAAAGCTTCCTGCAATGGAGACGTTTATGAAGATGCAACAAAGTGCCCGCATGTTCAAGCCTAAGTTACTTGGAAAGACATATGAATGGGATGGTGCAAATACAATCACATTCTGCGAAGAGTATCTCTCAACTTTTTTTGGAGCTGTTCGCAACGACAACTCGTATCAAACACTCTGTGAACGCGTAGTCGATGTGTATTTTGGAGGATATCATCACATACTTGTATTTAATGAAACCCTCACGGAGTTCACCTCCATAAGAAAAGCTGACTTTCAGATAACGACCTGTCGCATAAAGAATGGTTAGATGCGCTGCAACAAAACGGCGCGGAGCCACGACCCAGTGTAATGCAAATGCCATCCTTGGACACACAGTCTGTGGCATCCACGCGAGAGCAAAAAACGTAGAGTTGTGGAAGGATAATAACACGAAGGACATACGCGTTATCAAATGTCAGTCGTACGCACGCCGGTGGCTCGTCCTCTACCATCTCCGCCTCGCGGGGCCGGGCGTGTTGTCGCGCAAGGGGTTAGCCAACGACGAGGAGCTTGTCTCGTGCGGCGAGCCCTCTTCTCTGCACCCCCTTGACTATTTTTCATTCGAGGAGAATGGAAAGATCTGGTGGTTTAACTTTGCCTCCATCTGGACCTGGTGCCTGAAATCATTGGAGCCCAGCAATCCCTACACTCGATGCCCGTTATCCATCGACACTCGCAAGCGCCTTCGAGAGATGTGGGTCTTACGAAACAATCGTGATCTACCTGTTCCTGCCGAGCCCGTCCCCGGAGACGATCGTATTCGGCATCGATGGATGCTGTTGTGTCAGATCTTTGCAGATAACGGCTTCACAGATGTCTCGCTCGATCAGTTGGTTCGCATCAGCAGGTCGTCGCATATTGCCACGTGGCGCTTCCTTCGAGAGGACAGCAAGCTCGCCTACAAGCCCTCTTTGTATATGCTCTGTCGCCAGCTTCTTGATAGCAACTCATCAAGCTACATTGTCAACTCACTTCGCATGTTGATCCGCCTGACAACCCAAGAAAAGGAGCCGTACACAACTGTTTTCAATGTCATGTCGGCCATCTACCGCTGCTAAAATGGATTTAACTTTAGGTAAGCAAACGGTCTGTGCTGCCATGAATATCTTTGCTCTCTCACTCGATCCCCGCGAAGCCGCCCAGTTCCACTGCGACAAGCATGTGGTCAAGATGATTCTCGAAACTGCCCAACTTCTCTACTGCTCTCACTGGATCTTGGATCCTGACAATCTTCCTGCAGACGCCTATAAAAAGACACATCCCAACCACCCGTGTTCGATTTGGATCCGTGAATCAGTCGAGAACTATCGCTGGCTCTCCGATCTCGGGCTGTGGCTGTGCCGCGAGTACACCTTCCGCTACGGGAAGCGACACAAGACGGAAGACCATATTGCCTGGCTGTCTGACAACTTTCCGCCGTTGCCTCATGTGGACCGCACACCTTTCCGAATGGCGATGCCCGACGAATATAAAACTGACGACCCTGTCCGTTCTTACCATGCATACTACCTCGGAGCCAAGGAACGAATGTTAGTCTTCTCCAAACGACCCCTCCCCCCGTTTGTAGAAAAGAAAAGGGTTTAGATGACCGCCGATGGTAAGAGTATACCAGTGCGTTAAAGATGTCTGCCTCTTCTTCTGTTTCTAAGTCAAACAAGATGCCTGCCGCCA